AAAGGTACGCTACCACCCCATATTTAACGTTTCCCAACGCAATATTTACACTTGTTAACACAGTTTGGCACGGTTTTTGTAATGGCGAAATTTTACCATTCTTTAACAGATTTAACAAATGTCTGGCACGGTTTTTGTATATGCAGCCAGATGTTAAATAAATGTAAAACTGTTCTGGCACGCTTTTTGTAGTGCTGGACTTTGGCACGGTTTTTGAATTGAACACACAAAAACACAATTAACAAATTTTAGTACAGAAAAATTTTGTAATTAGATATTTGTTTGTACATTTGCAATGTGAGAACGAAACAATTTAATAATAACTAAAATTATAAAGTATGGACGAAACAAGAAATCAATTTGACGAGTTTAGTTTTGAAGTGGTTACAGCGTTAAATCACTTAATGCAGTGCAATGAAATTTGCAGAAACGACAAGGCAGTTATGAAAATTAACCGCTTTAAAAAATGGGTTCTGGAAATGCAAGACGAACAGGCAAAGAGCCAGACCCAGACAGTGAACGAATAACCTATTTACTAACATTTTAATTTTATTTATTATGGTAACTTTTGCAAAGAAATTTAACAAGACTAATTTCGACATCGACACTACAAACTTTGAGTACATTAAACTTGCTGACATTTTCAACAGCAAAGAGAACGGCGGTAAAGACGTGGTTCACCCTGTTAACGGGGTCTATGTTCATAAATCACAGCTTGGCGACAGCCCCGTAATTATTGACGCTGATAACAAGAAGTTGGTTAACTTGCCGTCACACATGGCAGAAACTATCATAGAAATTCTTTCAGATAGTGAAGCGGTGGAAGCTATCAAACAGAACAAAGTCGGTTACACGATTTATGAGTATGAAAGTCACGCAAAGAAATGTTATTCAATTTCATGGGTTGACCGCTAAAAACAAAAGTTGTTTAACTATGGGGGTGCAAATTGTACCCCCTTTTTAATATCTGCAATATGGTTAAAATCAAATATAGTGCCAGCGTTTTCAGAAGCGCACGGCAGAACATTAAGCAAGAAATAATCAAGGCAGCCGAGAGTTCACCAGCATACAGAAAAGAAATTGCCAGAGTGTTTCAGATGGCTAACAGACGTATCCAGAACATTGAAAAAGCTGGGTTATTTTCGCCAGCCGTTTCGTCACTGAACAAAGGCGATATAACGGGGTACACTAAATTTTCAATGCAACACGATTGGAACGAATTGAAACTTGAATACGGTAAGGCGGTGGCGTTCCTACGACAGCCGACAAGTACGACGACAGGTGTACGACAGTATAACGAACATTTACGCCGTACTTATGACCTAACACAAGACGAGTTCGATTTAATGAGTAAAAGTCTTAACAACAAGTTAACGTCTATTTCAGACAGTAACTTTGTGGAACGGTACTTAATGAGGTACAAAGACTTTACGGGTGAACTTGAAACGGCTGCACGTGACATAAGTTCACAGATTGAAAGTGAAGCGGTACAGATACGCCGTGCGATTGACGAAAATATAGAACGTATGGCAGAACAGGCGCAAAGAGAATACGACAAGGCAACCGACAATATCGAAAGAATATTAAAAGGATTTTCAAAATTTGGCTTATGAAAAAAGTACCTTATAATGAAAGCAGTTCGATTTATACGCCAGCCGACATAAAACAAGTGCTGGAAATGGCAGTTAACGAAAAGAACATTATCGGGAACAGCAAAGGGGAACGGTTCTTTAACGTGCCGTGTTCTTTCGATATAGAAACAACGTCCTTTTATCGTGAATCAGACGGAAAAGCGTATGACTACGAACAGATCCAGAAAATGACGGGTGCAAACGGACGCAAAGCAAAGCTGGAAAAAGCGTCTGTAATGTACATTTGGCAGTTTGGAATAAACGGTTTTATTATCGTGGGTCGCACGTGGGACGAGTTTGTAAATATGTGTTCCGTTATAACTGAAACGCTGGCACTGACCGAAAAATTACGGCTTATTGTGTACGTTCATAACTTGGCTTATGAATTTCAATTCATACGAAAGTGGTTCGATTGGAACAGGGTTTTTTCTATTGATTTAAGAAAACCTATTTATGCAATAACAACGGGGTTTATTGAGTTCCGTTGTTCTTACCTGTTATCTGGGTACAGTCTGGCAAAGCTGGGGGAACAGCTTATGAAATACAAATGCAGTAAAAAAGTGGGTGACTTGGATTACAGTTTGATACGTCACACAGGTACGCCGTTAACCGATACAGAGTTAGGTTACTGTATAAATGATATTAAGGTAGTTATGTGTTACATACAGGAAAGAATCGAAGAGTGCAAAGGAATACACAGAATACCTATAACAAAGACGGGGTTTGTACGTCAGTATTGCAGAAAACACTGTTTGCGTACCGTTGTGGACGGTAAAACCGTACCTAATTGGGACTATGTTAACCTTATGCAAGACCTACAAATTACAGGTCTGGACGAGTTCGATATGTTACAGCGTGCGTTTGCTGGGGGATTTACGCACGCCAACGCACACTATACGGACGAAATTGTACCAGAAGTTGACAGCTACGATTTTACCAGCAGTTATCCTTATGTAATGGTTTCGGAAAAGTACCCGATGTCACAGGGGGTCGCCGTTACCGTTAAGAGTATGAAACAATTTGAGTTTCTAATATCGAAATACTGTTGTGTGTTTGACATAGAATTTACAAACATTTTCGCCAGCCAGATACAGGACAACCCTATTTCAGTTTCAAAGTGTTTCATTAAAGAAAATGCAGCCGAGAACAACGGTCGTATAGTTGGGGCTGCAAAAATAGCTTTGACAATTACAGACGTTGACTTTCATATTATAAAGAATTTCTACACGTGGGAAAGTTTGCGTATCGGGCAAATGTACTGTTACAGGAAAGAATATTTGCCAACGCCGTTTATACATTCAATTCTGGATTTGTACGAAAAGAAAACGAAGTTAAAAGGCGTTGAGGGAAAAGAGGTGGAATATTTGAACAGTAAAGAAATGCTGAACAGTTGCTACGGAATGAGCGTCACAAACCCGTTACGGGACGAGTTTGTTTATAACGGTGAGTGGGATATAAACGCAATGTCAGACGAACAGAAAAAAGATTTGCTTTTCAAATATAACACGTCCAAAAACCGTTTCTTGTTTTACCCGTGGGGTATCTTTGTGACAGCATACGCCAGACGAAATCTTTTCACTGGAATACATGAAGCAAAAGAGGACTACATTTACAGTGATACAGACAGCATAAAGTTAAGGAACGGCGACAAACACGCTGACTATTTCAAAGCGTACAATATGCAAGTAGTCCAGAAACTACGTGCAGCCTGTAAATATCACAATTTGCCGTTTTCAATGTGCGAGCCAGAAACTATCAAGGGAATAACTAAAACTTTGGGGGTCTGGGACTATGAGGGGCGTTACAGGCACTTTAAAACGCTGGGGGCTAAACGTTACATGGTGGAAGAAGAAAACGCACTGAAAGTAAACGGGAAAAGCTATAATTTCAGTCTGACAGTAAGCGGTGTAAACAAAAAGTCTGCAATACCTTATTTGTTGGAAACATACGGCGAAAATGGTATATTTGAAGCGTTTACCAATTACTTGGATATTCCACCAAAAGCAACGGGAAAGAATATTCATACATACATTGACTACGATATAAACGGAAAACTGACTGACTATCTGGGAAATGAATGTGAGTACAACGAAAAAAGCGGTGTACATTTAGAGCCGACAGGTTACAGTCTTAGTTTGTCCGTTATGTATCTTAATTATTTAATGGGTATCAAATTTAAAGAATAAAAGATATGAAAAAGAAATCAGAATCACCAAAGTATTATTCACTTGGTAGAATTTTAGCAAAGAACGCCGACTATAACATTATTTTCGGTGAACGTTCAAACGGTAAGACTTATGCAGCGTTGGCGCACGGTCTGGAAACGTTTGTAAAGACAGGTAAGCAAATGGCGTATATCAGACGTTGGCGAGAGGATTTAAGGGGGAAACGTGCTGAAAGTCTGTTTGCAAACCACACGGCAAATGGACTTATTGAAAAGCTGACAGGCGGTAAGTTTAACGAAGTGTTCTATATGTCAAACAAATGGTTTTTGTCGTACTATGACCCAGAAAAGAACAAAAGAACGCCAGATGATGTTCCGTTCTGTTACGGGTTCTGTTTGTCGGAACAGGAGCACGAAAAGAGTTCCAGCTATCCAAACATTACAAACATAGTGTTTGACGAGTTTCTGACCAGACGTTACTATTTACCAGACGAGTTTATGCTATTTATGAACTTGTTAAGTACGATTATCCGACAGCGTGACGATGTTAAGGTTTTCATGCTGGGGAACACGGTAAACAAATTTTGTCCCTACTTTACTGAAATGGGTCTGAAACAAGTTCCTGTAATGGAACAGGGTACAATAGACATTTACAAGTTTGGGGAACAGGGGGCAACGGTCGCCGTTGAGTATTGCAGTACGATAGTGCAGCACAAAGCAAGTAACAAGTATTTCTGTTTTGATAACCAGAACTTGCAAATGATAACAGGCGGAAAATGGGAACTTGCCGTTTATCCACATTTGCCGTGTAAATACAAACCAAGTGACGTTCTGTTTGTGTACTATATCAAATTTAACGACACGATATTACAGGGTAACATTATACAGGTAGGAAATGAAAATTTCACCTATATACACATGAAAACAACCCCGATAAAAGACGAGGATAACAGTTTAATTTACAGTCTGGAAATGAACGGAAAACCAAACTACAAACGGAAACTTATTTCGACAGCCAGCTATGTAGAACAACAGGTCGCCAGATATTTCGCTATTGACAAAGTTTTCTATCAAGACAACGAAGTAGGCGAAATTGTGCGAAACTATTTGATAACAAGTTCAAAAACGAATATAGTTTCAATTCATTAAAATTGTTTCACGTGGAACGCTGGAAAACCCAGCGTTTCTTTTTATTTCTGATTTTATTTTCTAAATTTGCAAAAACAAAAATATTTTATTATGGATATACAAACAGTTGTTGATTTAATTTCAAATTTGGGGTTTCCCGTTGCTATGTGTGGGGCGTTGTTTTACTATATGATAAAACAGAACGAAAAGCACGAAAAAGAGGTAGAAAAACTTTCAGACACTTTGAACGCAAATACACAGGTTCTGACAGAGTTAACAACACTTATAAAAACGTTGATAGGAAATGAAAAAGGATAACATTTACAAAAGTTTTCAATGCTACATAAAAGACAAAGACACAGCCGTTTTGTCTTTTGTGGAAAATTCTCTGGCTAAAACCCAGAGTATGTTTAAATATGAGGGGTTGCCAGAATCAATCCCACAGGACGAAATCGAAAAACTGTTACAGACGACAGGAAAATGTTTTGTTACAAAGGTGGACGGCGTTCTGTACGCTTTGTCTGGGGGTCTGGGCGGTGAGCCAGATGTTTACAACAGACCGACACTTTACACTGTTGCAAACCCAGCTTTGAAACTTAACAAGACCTACAAAGTTGAAACGGACGGCGTTCTGATTAAAAATGATACCAACGGGAACAGCCTGTTACCGATAATTGGAAAGTACGCCGTACTACATACGGACGGACTTATTTCACTGAACACAGCCAGCGTTTTAACACGTATCACGATGTTAATTTCGGCGAGTGACGACAAGACCAAACAAAGTGCAGACCTGTTTTTGCAGAAAATTCTTGACGGTGAGTTTTCAATAATCGGGGAAAACGCTTTTTTCAAAGGTGTAAATATGCAGACAGCCCCGACAACGAACAGCGTTTATATAACTCAGCTTATTGAAATGATACAGTATTACAAAGCAAGCCTGTACAACGAATTGGGTCTGAACGCTAACTATAACATGAAGCGTGAAAGATTGAATCTGGGTGAGGTGAGTATGAACGTTGACGCACTTTTACCGTATGTGGATAATATGCTGAACGAAAGACAAAAAGCGGTTACTAAAATAAACGAAAAATATGGCACTGATATTTCTGTTAGCCTTAACAGTTCTTGGAATTTGGAACATGAGAACTTTGAAACGCTTATTAAAAACACAGACCCAGACCCAGACAAGTCTGAAACGGACACTGAACAGGCTGGAACAGAAACGGAACAGTCTGGAACAGAAACGGAACAGTCTGGAACAGAACAGGAACAGACAGGAACGGAAACGGAACAGTCTGGAACGGAAACGGAAAAAACGGAAACTGAAAAAGAAACGGAACAGAAAAAAGAAACGGAGGTAGAAAATGAAGTTTAAAGAACTATTCACAACGGACAACGGGATTTTCGGAACTGTTTTCAGTCCCGATTTTCCATACGAGTACCAGAAAATTTTCGGTGACGCTTTGCCTAAAACGCTGGACGTGTACGCCGTTATGACTTTCGGAAACAAACTGTTATCTGACAGCATAACAGCCGACAACTACAAAGATATTGTTTCGTCTGTAATTACGGTAAACGTTGCTGGCTGGGTTAAACAGGCAGAAGCTATGACAGCCGAGTACGATGTTCTTAAACCTGTAACCCGTGAAGTGAACAGGACGGAAACCAGAACAACGGACGAAACCAGCGAAAGCGAAAACCTTATGTCAGACAAGGTTTACAACGACACAGATTTTAATCAAAACAACAAAGAAAATGAAACAGGAAGTAAAAACAAGGCAGAAACCGTCACTGTTTCAGATATTGAAAGCGGTAACGGTACTAATAAAAATATTTCGGAAAATATTCAAAAAGAAATCGAATTAAGAAAGATAAATTTCAGAAAAAATATTATCTTTGCACTGTTACAAGAAATAACAATAAGTATTTACGAATAATTAAATTTTTGAATCATGGAAGTACAACAGATTTATTCTTTAATGAATGTCGTTTCCAAAGAAGTTTTGGGTACAACTGACTTGGTAAAAGAGGATTTGACGGGTATTGTTGACATGGGTACAGCCGTATTTAACCAGAACGCTCTGGATAACTACGTTAAGAGTTTGGTAAACCATATCGGCAAAGTGATTTTCGTTAACCGTCCCTATACAGGCAAAGTTCCGTCTGTTCTTATGACAGCTTGGGAATTTGGTTCTGTTCTGGAAAAAATTTCGGCTGATATTCCAGAAGCACAGGAAAACGAAAGCTGGAATCTTACCGACAAACAGGAATACAAACAGGACGTTTTCTACAAACCAGCCGTTACAGCGAAATTCTTTAATTCAAAGGTAACGTTTGAAGTTCCCGTTTCAATCACTGAACGACAGGTAAAAGAAAGTTTTTCAAGTGCTGAACAACTGAACGGGTTCTTGTCAATGATTTACAGTGCAGTTGACAAGTCAATGACTATTAAGATTGACGCACTTGTAATGAGAACTATTAATAACATGGTAGCCGAAACTCTGAACGCTGACAAGACAGCTTTCGGCGGTACAAGCGTGGACTATTCAAGTGCCAGCACAGTACGATGTGTAAACCTGTTGAAACTGTACAACGACAAGACAGGCGAAAGTCTGACAGCCGACAAATGTATTACAAACCCAGATTTTATCCGCTTTGCCAGCTATCAAATGGGACTGTACGCTGACCGTATGGGAAGTATTTCGACACTGTTCAACGTTGGCGGTAAGGTACGCTTTACTCCGTCTGATATGCTGCACACAGTTCTTTTGTCTGACTTTGCGAAAGCTGCACAAACTTACCTGTACAGCGACACTTACAACAAAGAACAGGTTCTTTTGCCGAAAGCTGAAACCGTTCCAGCATGGCAAGCAAGCGGAACAGCGTATGACTTTGAAAGCGTTTCAACTATTGACGTGAAATCAAGTTCTGGCGTTGACGTTAAAATTTCTGGCGTTCTGGGTGTAATGTTTGATCGTGACGCTTTGGGCGTTTCAAACCTTGACAGACGTGTAACAACAAATTACAACGCAAAAGCCGAGTTCTTTAATAACTATTATAAGTTTGACGCTGGATTTTTCAACGACACAAACGAAAACTTTGTCGTATTCTTTGCAGCCTAACAAATAGGTATTAGTTTAATACGGTGGCGGTGGGTACAGGTGAAAGCGTACCGCCGTCACCTTTTTTATTTAAAGATATGGTAACAATTCAATTTTATAAGTACACAGGCAGACCCAGAACAGTAAATAAAACGCTGGGTGAAAGTACCGATATTTCGGGGGTTCTACGTGATAATTTCAACATGATAAAACCTGTTATCACCATACGAAAACAGGACGTTTCAAATTTCAATTACTGTTTTATTCCAGACTTTAACCGTTACTATTTCATTGAAGAAGTGACGCTGCAAAATAAAAATGAATATGAAATGCAGTTGAGTTTGGACGTGCTGAAAACCTACGAAACACAGATTTTAGACGCTACGGGACGAGTGACTGAACAGGATAACCCATACCCGTATATTTCAAACCGTGAAACGGTGTACAACCGTAAACCTAACTTTGAGAAAGTACCGTTTACCGAAACGGGGTTACTCAATGAAACGGGCGGCATTATTATGGTAACATTAAAAGGTAACGACAATGAAACTGAATGATACAAGAAACGATTTTACGCCAACGGTTACTAACAACATAGCAGGGACAGAGGAAAGCCACGAGTGGGACGGCAAAACGCTCACCATAACCGTAAAACCAACGTCTTCTGTTAGTGCAAGACTTGATAACCCGAAAGTACATTACACCAACACGGGCGGCGAGCCGACAACGCAAGATATGCAGGTAGAAGGCACGCCAACACGATTGAAGGCAACCGCCGTTATTACTGATTTGGGCGGCGATTATTCGGTTACGGTTACGGGGACATATATACGTACTTTGCCGCTTACAAAGTCGCTAACGAATTGCACAAGCAAAGAACCGTTACCCGATTATGTGGATTTTGACAGCCTTATAACGGTGGAACTTGATGCAAACCCAAACACCGAATTTCACACGGACGGAACCACCTATTTAAGCGTAAAGACAAGGATAGGCGGACGGGAAATTAAAACCCCGTTTACGATTTCGGGCGACAAGAAAAAGGCTACAATTTCGTACCAGCTTGAAAATAGCGGCAATTATAGTCGGGTTAATATAGTGGGCGAGTGTTTCCCCGTTGAGGTAGTGGGCAAAGAATACGGCTCTATTAACGTGTATCTTGTAACGCTTGATAATCTGAAAGAATTTGCCGCAAAGCGTTATTTCACGGACGGCGGCGAAAATGTGGATTTGGGCGAGTATGTTAACCGTATCAAAAGAATTTACACGGATATAACGCCGTTTAGCACTGATGTAATACGATGCGGCAACTTTAATACGGGCGTTTCGTGCCAGCAACCAGCGCAAGCCAAAATAACGCTTGATTTCGGCACGGCGGTAGTACCAGCGCACAATGAGGACAACACCGACTACGAAAGCGAAATACAAATCTTTTTGCCGTTTGCAGGCTTTGTAAACCTCAATAATGATTATGCAGGCAAAACGATAGCTTTGCAGTACGTTATAAACGTGGTAACGGGCAACGGGGTTGCACTTTTGAGTTGTGACGGCGTTGTGTTCCAAGTTGAGGAAACAGAGCCAAGCAGCGAAATAATATACCTTTCACCAAGCACCCAAGTTAAAACCGTTGGCGGCGATGATTGGAACGAAATGTTATATTACGGGTTAGAACCTTACATTTACTGCAAATGGTACGAAAGTGCAAGCGAGGGCAGGAACACCGACCGACAAACGGGCATTTTAGGCGATTTCAGAGGGTTTATTAAGCTGGATAATGTAAGTACCATAACTACACCAGATATGTTTATTATGGAACAGGAAATGATATACAGCGAGCTGGAAAACGGCGTTTATATCGAATAAAAAAAGGGGGTTGTTTAACCCCCTATTCTTTAACAGGCGTTTACTTACCGCCTGTTTTTCTTTCCTTGAAACTCTGGAACTGTTCCATTAAGTTTTCCTGTATCAAAAACGAGTGACACAGGTTCTTTTCTTGGAACAGTTCTTTTTCACGTTCTGTTTGTTCCTGTTCTTTTTCTGGCAGTTCTTCAATCATTATCAGAACAGCGTCCAGCAAACCTTTGATTGTCGCTAACTCTGAATAATCAGTTTTATGTAATACTATCATGGGCTGCAAATGTTCTGCACTCTGTTTGGCTATATGCTTACAAGCATTAATCACCAACTGTTTAGGTTCTTTTTCAATCATGGTTTTATATATGCTTTATAATTACGGTTAATTTGACGGCGTGGGGTTTTACCCTGTTCTGGGATTGAAACATGAATCCAACGTGTAACGCCGTTATCCTCAAAAAGAAGTTGGTCTATTTCTGGATTTTCAGAAAGTATGTCAAACAGTTCTACCAGATTTGTACACTTTAAATCGGCTGCACAGCCTGTTAAGTGTTGAGAGTTTGAAACACCGCCGACCGCTTTGTTAAGTTCTGGACTACGATAACCAGACGTTACTGTTATGGGGCGACCGAGTTCTTTTCTGGCTGGCTCTAACACTTTGTCGCAAAGGCGGTACAGGTTAACAATGTGTTCAAAGTTTGGCACATTATCAATGTTCTTTTCTTTCGCTGTATCAGAGTTAACCAACTCTTTGAGTGTGAAGTATTTCTGAAAGTTCATACCTTATTTGCCTTTTGTAAATTTCAAGTACCCAGAATGATTTATCACTGTTGTATCAACTGAAATAATTGTACATTTACCTTTGACACTTGTTTTGTGTGAAATAGAACAACCAGAAAACAACGCTGCAAAGAACAGCATAACAAACACGAAAGCAACTACCATGACAGTTTTAAGAAACTCTTTGACGAGTTCAACTCTTTTAATACATTTTTCTTTGTTCATAATGAAATAAAATTTAGATGTTTAACACATTGCAAATATAGTAATTTATTTCTTTGTTGTTCATTTTTAGATACTAATTTTTGTTAAATTGATTTTTGCTTTTTCTCATAACAAAAACCGTGCCAAAGTCCAGCACTACAAAAAGCGTGCCAGAACAGTTTTACATTTATTTAACATCTGGCTGCATATACAAAAACCGTGCCAGACATTTGTTAAATCTGTTAAAGAATGGTAAAATTTCGCCATTACAAAAACCGTGCCAAACTGTGTTAACAAGTGTAAATATTGCGTTGGGAAACGTTAAATATGGGGTGGTAGCGTACCTTT